ATGACAGTGAATTTCGATCCGGGGAAGGAACAGCCAGAGGGGCCGTTCCTGCCCCAATCGGCCATGGAAGACATCGATATTGCGGGACAGCTGTTTCGCGATTGCGCGGAAGATCTGACCCGGCTGCAGCACAAGTTGCGGGCCGGTGAGGTGGGCGAGCTGAAAGACGCGGTCAAAGTCGCGCGAGAGCTTCGTTCCGCCACGCAGATGATGCTGGAGGAAAGGAACAAGGTTGAAAAACTTCGCAAGGACATTGCAGGAAGCGTCGGGGACGGCTGTTTCGACCTCGACGCCGCCAGAGATGAAATCGGGCGCCGCCTGGCTTGCCTCCGCCGCGCCGGGGGAAGTTGACGAGTTTTTGTCAGGGCTGAGCGACAACGCGCTGGCAAGTCTGCCCTGGATTTTCGAGTTCTGGGCGTTGCCGCATCAATTGCCGCCAGCGGGCGACTGGAAGAGCTGGGTGATTATGGGTGGGCGTGGCGCGGGGAAAACCCGCGCCGGGTCCGAATGGGTGCGCCGCAAGGTCGAAGGCGCGACGCCGGAAGCGGCGGGGGAATGCAGCCGCGTGGCGCTGATCGGGGAAACCTTCGATCAGGTGCGTGAGGTGATGGTGTTCGGTGATAGCGGCATCCTTGCCTGCTCTCCGCCCGACCGGCGGCCCGTCTGGGAAGCCTCGCGCCGTCGGCTGGTCTGGCCGAACGGGGCGGTTGCGACGGCGTTTTCGGCGCATGAACCGGAGGCCCTGCGAGGCCCGCAATTCGATGCGGCCTGGGTTGACGAACTGGCCAAGTGGAAAAAGGCCGAGGATAGCTGGGACATGCTGCAATTCGCACTGCGGCTTGGCCGCCATCCCCAGCAGGTCATCACGACCACGCCAAGGAATGTGGAGGTGCTGAAGCGTATCCTGCAAAGCGCGTCCACCGTAACGACGCACGCGCCCACGGACGCAAACCGGGCCTATCTGGCGGAAAGCTTTCTGGCCGAGGTTGAAAGCCGATATGGCGGCACGCGGCTTGGGCGGCAGGAACTGGACGGCATGCTTCTGGAGGATGTCGAGGGTGCGCTGTGGACAACGCAGATGATCGAAGCGTGTCGCGTCGACCGCCTGCCGGCGCTGGATCGCGTCGTTGTGGCGCTTGATCCGGCGGTGACTGGCGGGGCGGAATCTGATGAGTGCGGGATCGTCGTTGCCGGTGTCGCCATGACGGGAGAGCCGAAGGATTGGCGCGCCTACGTGATCGAAGATGCGACGATACGCGGCGGACCAACTGACTGGGCGCGCGCCGCGATTGCGGCGATGGACCGGCACAAGGCTGAAAAACTGGTGGCCGAGGTCAACCAGGGCGGCGATCTGATCGAAAGCGTTATCCGCCAGATCGACCCGCTGGTGCCGTTCCGCGCGCTGAGGGCCGGGCGCGGCAAGGCGCTTCGCGCCGAGCCCGTCGCAGCGCTCTATGAACAGGGCCGTATCAGGCACTTGCGTGGTCCCTCGCTAGGCGCGCTGGAGGACCAGATGTGCAGGATGAGCCTGCGCGGCTATGAGGGCAGGGGATCGCCCGACCGGCTCGACGCGCTTGTCTGGGCGGTTCACGAGCTGATGATCGAGCCCGCGCAGGGCTTCAGGCGACCGCAGATGCGAAGCCTCTAGAGGCTTTCCAGACGATATTGACGCGAAGGGCTGTCCTGCGGGGCGGCCTTTTTTCATGAACAGAGACGGAGGCGAGGCATGGCGTTTCGTTTGTTTTCACGGCAGCCCGACGCGGCGCCGGCACTGGAAAGAAAGGCAAGCGCAACCGGGCGCATCGCCGCTTTGGCGGCGGGGGCCGGTCGGGTCATCTGGTCGGCGCGCGATACCGGCACGCTGACGCGGGGCGCGTTCATCGGCAACCCGGTCGGCTTTCGCGCCGTCCGCCTGATTGCCGAGGCGGCGGCCGCGGTGCCGCTGGTTTGCCAGGATTCCGAGCGGCGCTATGACACCCACCCGGTCATGGAACTGCTGCGGCGACCCAATCCGGGGCAGGGCAGGGCAGAGCTGTTCGAGGCGCTGTTCGGGCAGATCCTTCTGAGCGGCGACGGCTATCTGGAAGCCGTCGGGACCGGCGAGGGCATGCCTGCGGAACTGCATGTGCTGCGATCCGACCGGATGAGCGTGGTGCCCGGCCCTGACGGCTGGCCGGTTGCCTTCGAATATGCGGTCGGCGGTCGCAAACACCGTTTCGATATGATGGGCAGCCCGGACCCGATCTGTCACATCAAAAGCTTCCATCCCAGCGACGACCATTATGGTCTGTCGCCCCTGCAGGCGGCGGCTGTGGCGGTGGACGTCCATAACAGCGCCTCGGCCTGGTCGAAGGCCCTGCTGGACAATGCCGCCCGGCCGTCGGGCGCTATCGTCTACAAGGGGCCGGACGGGCATGGGAACCTGTCGGCAGAACAGTATGACCGGTTGGTCATCGAGATGGAGAGCCACCATCAGGGCGCGCGCAATGCCGGGCGCCCGATGCTGCTGGAGGGCGGTCTGGACTGGAAACCGATGGGGTTTTCGCCGTCCGACATGGAATTCCATCAGACCAAGCAGGCTGCGGCGCGAGAGATTGCGCAGGCCTTTGGTGTCCCGCCAATGCTGATCGGCATTCCGGGCGATGCGACTTACGCGAATTATGCTGAGGCGCACCGGGCCTTCTATCGCCTGACGGTCTTGCCGCTGGTGACGCGTGTCGCGGCATCTGTCGCGTGGTTCCTGTCCGAGCATCTGGGGGCCGAGGTCGATCTGCGCCCGGATCTCGATCAGGTGCCGGCACTGGCCGAGGAGCGCGATCAGCAATGGGCGCGTGTGGGCGCCGCCACATTCCTGAGCGATGCAGAAAAACGCGCGGCACTTGGGCTGCCGCCATTGGCGGAAGGCTGAGATGGAGGGGTCGCGTTTTGTGGAGGACCCGCATCATCACCGCTTCGAGGCGCAGGAACGCGTGATGGCGCTGCAATTCGGCGCGGTCGACAAGCGGCTGGAGCGGATCGAGGCGCTGATCGAAGGTCTGGAGAAGCGGCTGTGGATGACGGTTTACGGCGTGGTCGGGGTGATCCTGACGCAGGCCGTGCAGTCGATCCTTGAATTTGCACCGAAAGGAGGCTGACCGATGGAAAGCGGTCTGGAGCTGAAATTTGCCGGCGGCAAGCCGGTGATGACCGAGGGGTCGGTCATCGAAGGTTATGCGAGCCGCTTTGGCGTCCCCGATCAGGGTGGCGACATCGTGGCGAAGGGTGCGTTCGGTGCCTCGCTTGCCAGGCTTGCCGCCAGGGGGGACAAGGTGCGGATGCTGTGGCAGCACGATCCCACCAAGCCGATAGGCGTCTGGGATGAGATCCGCGAGGATGCCACCGGGCTGTGGGTCAAGGGGCGGCTTTTGCACGATGTGGCGCTGGCGCGCGAGGCTGCGACCCTGATCGAGGCAGGCGCGATTGACGGGCTGTCCATCGGCTATCGCACCATCCGTGCCGAAAAGGACCAGAAGGCACGCAGGCTGCTTTGCGAGGTCGAGCTTTGGGAGGTGTCGCTGGTGACGTTCCCGATGCTGCCCGAGGCGAAGCTTGGCGCGAAAGCAGATCACGAGATGGAATTCGCCGCAGCGCTGATCGCTGCGACGGAGGCGCTGCGCGGCTGATCCCGCACAGACCGTAAGGGTTCGGGCGGTGCCTGTCGCACCACCCGCACGAACCGGGGCCAGACCCCGATTACCGATGAGGAGACGCTGATGAGCGAGGTCAAGACGGGGGCGCAGGCCGCCCCCGGCGAGTTGAAGGGTGCGCTTCTGGGGTTTGTCGATGAACTCCGGAACTACCGCCAGGATATCCAGAAGAAACTCGATGCACAGGATGAACGCATGAGCATGTTCGAACGCAAAAATGCCTTTCGCGCCCGTAGCCCGCTGTCAACGGAGGCGGCGACCGAAGTTCCCCATCAGAAGGCATTCAATGACTATCTTCGCAGCGGCGACGACGCCGGCCTGCGCGGTCTCGCGATCGAGGAAAAGGGTCTGACCGCCGCCGGCGATGGCGGCTTTCTGGCCGCACCGCAGGTTGAGGCAATCGTGCAGAGTTCGCTGAGCAATGCGGTCTCGCTTCGTGCTCTTGCGAATGTGGTTGCTGTCGAGGCGTCAAGCTATGACGTGCTGGTCGATCGCGACGACATGGTGACGGGCTGGGCATCCGAGGACAGCACCACCGAGACGGCATCTGCAGGCGTCGAACGGATCTCGATCCCGCTGCACGAGCTCTCTGCCATGCCGAAGGCCAGCCAGCGACTGCTGGACGACGCCGCATTCGATGTCGAGACCTGGCTGGCAGACCGGATAGCCGAGAAGTTCGCCCGAGCCGAGGCACACGCCTTCCTGCGCGGCGACGGTCTGGAAAAGCCGATGGGCATTCTGAACGCCGATACCGACACCTCCGGCAAAGGCGCGATCGGCAGCATCGGCGAATTGTCGACCGGGGTTTCGGGCGGGTTCGCGGCCGATACCGCCGCAGAGGTGCTGATCGATCTCGTCTATGCGCTGCCCGCCGCGCATCGCGCCAATGCTACCTTTATCATGAGCTCGAAAACCGCGGCGACTGTGCGGAAGCTGAAGGACGGCGATGGCCGGTTCATCTGGGCTGACAGCCTTGCTGCGGGCGAACCCGCGCGCCTGCTCGGCTATCCGGTGATGCTGGCCGAGGAGATGCCGGAAATCGCGGCCGACAGCCACTCGATCCTGTTTGGCGATTTCAAGGCTGCCTACACCATCGTGGAACGGCCCGAGCTGCGTGTGCTGCGTGACCCGTTCTCTGCCAAGCCGCATGTCCTGTTCTACGCCACCAAGCGCGTCGGCGGCGGTCTGGTCGATGGCCGTGCCGTCAAGGTTCTGAAGTTCGGCGCCTGATCCAAAGGGCGATCGAGGGCCGCGCCGGCTGTCACCTGCCGGTTCAGCAACTGTCCGCGCATGCCCAGGCTGGCATGCCGGCGCGGCTTTTCCTGTGAACAACCGGCCAGTTTGGTCCGGCTCGGACGGGAGGTTCGGGATGATACTTGTCGAGGAGACGACACTGGCGGATGCGGCGCTGCCAGTGGCCGAATTGCGGGCGCATCTGCGGCTGGGGTCCGGCTTCGATCTGGCCGAGAGCAGCGACGAAGACCGCGCACTGGCGGGATTTCTGCGCGCGGCCATGGCGACGATCGAGGGGCGCACCGGTAAGGTGCTGTTGAGCCGTCAGTATCGCATGGTACTGGACGACTGGCGCGACAGCGCGGCACAGGCGCTTCCGATGGCGCCTGTCAGCGAGGTTCAAGGCATAGAGATTTCGGTCGCAGACGGCATATCACGCGCTATCGCGTCCCAACATTGGTACCTGGTGGCCGATATAACGCGCCCCTTTATCCGGCCGCGCGGTGCAGCGCTTCCATCGGTGCCAGAGGGTGCGAATGTTGTCATCCGGTTCACGGCAGGATTTGCCGATAACTGGGCAGGGGTGCCCCCGGATCTGGCGCAGGCCGTTCTGATGCTGGCGGCGCGTTACTACGAGGATCGCAGCGATGACAGTGCGCGGCGCGCATTGCCGATGGGCGTCAGTGCGCTGATCGAACGCTGGCGCGCAGTGCGTGTCCTGGCCGGACGGAGGGCGAGGTGATGTCGGCACCAAAGCTTACGGTGCCTCTTCGGCTGGAAACGAAGGAGCGGCAGGCCGACGGGCTGGGTGGCCATCGCGCTGTCTGGCGCACCATCGGTCTGGTCTATGCCGAGATGCGCAGCGGAATTGGCAGGCTGCGCGGTGCCGAAGCAGGCCCGGAAAGCGTCGTTGGCTGGACGATCACGCTTCGGGCATTTCCCCAAGGCGATCCGCGACGCCCGATCGCTGGACAGCGGCTGCGTATGGGATCGCGCAGTTTCCGCATCGACGCGGTTGCCGAGGCAGATCCTGCCGGTCGGCATCTGCGGGTCATCGCAGAGGAGGAATGAGTATGAGTTATCTCGCTTCGGTCGCCCTTCAGGGTGCCGTGTACCAGTGCCTGCGTGATGATCCTGAGCTGAACGCACTTGTCGGCGACGCGGTGTTCGACGCCATGCCGATTGATGCGCCGAGCGGTGTCTATGTCTCGCTTGGACCGGAGGAGGTCACCGATCAGTCCGATAGTGGCGGTCGCGCGGCGCGTCACGACTTTGTCGTTTCGGTTCTTGCCGGAACCGAGGAGGCGGCAGGGTTTCGCGCGGTCAAGGAGGCGGCGGTCGCTGTCAGCGCGGCGCTGGAAGGCGCTGATCTTGTAACGGAAGCAGGCCGCCTCGCCGGCCTGTGGTTTCTGCGCGCCCGCGCCAAGCGGGTGAAAAACGGCGCCGAAAGGCGGGTCGATCTGACCTTTCGCGCGCTTATCGATATGGCCTGAGGAGGCAAAGCATGGCGGTACAAAACGGGCGAGATCTGCTGATCAAGATGGACATGACCGGTGCGGGCGAGTTCGAGACGGTTGCGGGGCTTCGCGCCACGCGGATCGGGTTTAACGCGGAAACCGTGGATGTCACCAGTCTGGAAAGCGAAGGTCGCTGGCGAGAGCTTCTGGGGGGCGCTGGGGTACGATCTGCTTCGATTTCGGGGTCGGGCGTTTTTCGCGACGCGGCGACAGATGGGCGCGCCCGGCAGGTGTTTTTCGACGGCGAGGTGCCACGTTGCCAGGTCATTATTCCCGATTTCGGGATTATCGAGGGGCCGTTCCAGATCACATCGCTGGAATATGCCGGCAGCCATAATGGCGAGGCCACTTACGAAATCGCACTTGCAAGCGCCGGTGCACTGAATTTCGTGGCTCTGTGATGGTCAATCCGATGCGTGGCGAGGTTGAGATCAAGCTGGACGGTGTCGCCCACACGGCAAAGCTGACGCTTGGTGCGCTGGCGGAGCTGGAAACAGCGCTGGGGACAGCGTCACTGGTCGAGATTGCGGAGCGATTTGAGCAAGGGCGCTTTTCGGCTGCGGACGTCATCTCGGTCATCGTTGCGGGCTTGCGGGGCGGAGGCTGGCGCGGCGAGCGGGAGGTCTTGCTTTCGTCGGAAATCGAGGGCGGGCCGGTGGAGGCTGCGCAGGCCGCAGCACGGCTGCTTGCGCGCGCCTTCGGCATAGCGGGCCAATGACCGGCCTCGACTGGCCAGGCCTGATGCGGGCCGGAATGACAGGACTGGGGCTGACACCTGAACAGTTCTGGTCGCTCACCCCAGTAGAACTCGCGCTGATGCTGGGCATTGACCCGGTTTCAGCGCCCATGACTCGGTCGCGGCTGGCCGCGTTGGCAGCAGCTTGGCCAGACCGGCACTCGACAACGGAGGATCTGGATGACGGACAAGAACGGTCTCGATCGTGAGAGCGACGAACTCGACCGCCAATACGAGCGATCTACGCAGATGACCGCGACACTTTCGGCAGAACTGGGGCGAATGCAGCAGTCGATGCTGTTGACCAGCAGAGAGGCCGACAGCTTCGCAAATGGCATGGGCAGCGGACTGAAGCGCGCCTTCGACGGCCTCATCTTCGACGGAATGAAATTGAGCGATGCATTGAAGGGCGTCGCGCGAAGTATGGCCGACACGGCGTACTCAATTGCGATGAAGCCCATCAAGGATGCCGTTTCGAGCGCGCTTGCCCAGAGCATCGGGGGCGGAGAGCCCACACCATTCGCGAAAGGTGGCGCGTTCAGCCAGGGCCGCGTGACTGCCTTCGCGAAAGGCGGCGTTGTCGCGCAACCGACGCATTTCCCGATGCGGGGTGGCACCGGTCTGATGGGAGAGGCCGGACCCGAGGCAATCATGCCGTTGACGCGCGGTGCGGATGGGCGTCTGGGTGTGGCGTCATCCGGCGGAGCCGGCAGACCAATCAACGTAAGCATCACGGTGAACACACCGGACGTCGCGGGCTTCGCCCGCAGTCAAAGCCAGATCGCCGCGCAGATGGGTCGTCTGCTCGCGCGTGGTCAACGCAACCTGTGAGGCAACATGTTCCACGAGATCCGATTTCCAGCAAATCTGTCCTTCGGTTCCATAGGCGGTCCCGAGCGTCGTACCGAGATTGTCGCACTGACGAACGGTTTCGAGGAACGCAACACACCCTGGGCACATTCGAGACGCCGCTACGACGCGGGTCTTGGCCTGCGGTCGCTCGACGATATCGAGGCTCTGATCGCCTTCTTCGAAGCGCGGGCCGGTCAGTTGCATGGCTTCCGGTGGAAGGATTGGGCTGACTTTAAAAGCTGTCCGCCTAGCCGCACGCCGGAATTTCGCGATCAGGTGATTGCAACGGGCGATGGGAGCACGCGCAAGTTTCAACTCATCAAGACCTACAATTCGGGGCCAGCGTCGTATTCACGCCCAATTCAGAAGCCGGTTCGCGCAACCATCTCGATCGGCGTAGGTGGCGACGAGATGCGCGAGGGTGAGGATTTTACGGTGAATGCAGCGACTGGCGTCGTCACGCTGGCGCGCTCACCCGGCCAGGGCGCAGAAGTCACCGCAGGATTCGAGTTCGATGTGCCGGTGCGCTTCGATACTGACCGCATCGCGGTATCCGTCTCGTCGTTTCAGGCGGGTGATATTCCCGAGGTTCCGGTTATCGAGGTCCGACAGTGACAACAACAACAATTGCAAGGGCGTGGTCGATCACCCGCAAGGACGGGCTCACGCTCGGTTTCACCGATCACGATCAGCAGCTGAGCTTTCACGGTATTTCCTTCAGACCAGACGTCGGGCTGACTGCGCAGGCGGTCGTTCAAGGCACCGGTCTTTCGGTTGATAACACCGAGGTCATCGGCGCACTTTCCGATGGTGCAATTGAAGAACGCGATATTGTCGCTGGCCGTTGGGACGGCGCTGAATTGTGCCAATGGGAGGTCGATTGGGCTGACCCCTCGAAAGCTGTTCTGGTTTTCCGCGGGCATCTTGGCGAGGTGACGCGTGGTGGGGGTATGTTCAGAGCCGAGCTGAGAGGGCTGTCAGAGCCACTTAACAAGGTAAAAGGCAGGGTTTTTCAGCCGCGCTGCAGTGCGTTGTTGGCAGATTCAGCATGCAAGGTTGACATGACAGCCCCCGGATTATCGGCTGAGGGCATTCTTGAGGACGTCGATGGCGCGCGCCTGACGCTAAGTCACCTCGCGGGCTATGATGACCGGTGGTTCGAGCGCGGCAGGATTAACATCCTAACCGGCGAGGCCGCCGCAATTGAGGGGCATATCAAAAACGACCGCGCAATGCCGGGTGGGTTGCGTGAAATCGACCTATGGGTTGAACCGGGCGGATTGCCGCGTCGGGGCGACAGGATTCGGATTGAAGCGGGCTGTAATAAGTCTGCATCAATGTGCCGCGCGAAGTTCAATAATTTCATAAATTTCCGCGGCTTTCCTCATCTCCCCGAGGAGGATTGGCTGATGGCCCCTGCAAAGAGGTCTGCACGGTCAAGCGATCTGCTCGACAACCTCGATGAGCACTACGATGTCAAATGATTCAGATGTCGTACGCATAGCGCGGACGTGGATCGGGACACCCTATTCGCACCAGGCATCGGTTCGGCACGCCGGTACGGACTGCCTTGGGCTGATCCGCGGTATCTGGCGCGAGCTTTATGGAGCAGAGCCGGAAGCAGCGCCGTCATATACGCCAGATTGGGGTGAATACGACCGGTTGGAAACTTTGCTGGACGGCGCGCGGCGTCACCTGATCGCCGACGATGAGAATGACAGGATCGGTCAGGTCCTGCTGTTTCGCATGCGGACCGGCGCAGCGGCAAAGCATCTTGGGGTGCTGTCGCGCGAAGGCGCGTCGCCAGCATTCATCCATGCATATGATCGTCATGGCGTTGTCGAGAGCCCGCTTTCTAAGCCGTGGCGCGACCGGATAGCCGCGCGATTCCGCTTCCCCTGACCTTAAGGAGATTTACATGGCAACGATCCTGTTGTCCGCCGTCGGCGCGTCCATTGGCGCGGGTTTCGGCGGCACCGTTCTTGGTCTGGGTGGCGCAGTCATTGGACGAGCGATAGGTGCCACAGTCGGTCGCGTGATCGATCAACGCATACTCGGTACGGGCGGCCAGGCCGTTGAGACCGGACGCATTGACCGCCTGCGCATTCAGACGACCGGAGAGGGGATCCCGATCCCGCGCGTTTGGGGTCAGATGCGCATGCCCGGTCATGTCATTTGGGCTTCGCCACTGACCGAAATCTCGTCCAGTCAGGGTGGCGGAAAGGGCACAGGGCCACGCGTCACCAATATTTCGTACCGGCTAAGCTATGCCCTTGCTATCTGCGAGGGGCCGATCCTTGGGATTGGCAGGGTGTGGGCGGATGGTGAGGAAATCGCGCCCTCGGATCTGAACCTGCGCGTGTATAACGGCACTGAAGAACAGATTCCGGACCCATGCATTGCGGCTCACGAGGGACATAATGCGCCTGCGTATCGTGGGATCGCCTATGTCGTTCTGGAGGAGTTGGATCTGGAGCGTTGGGGAAGCCGCGTTCCTCAACTGAGCTTCGAGGTCACGCGTGCGAGTGTTTCGGGCGGTGACCTGTCGGGATACGTCCAGGCGGTCGCGATGATTCCCGGAACGGGAGAGTACTCGCTTGCGACGACGCCGGTTACGTATGACCTAGGGATGGGCGAAAAGGTTTCCGCGAACAGTTCGAGCGTGCTGGCGCAAACAGATTTCCTTGCCTCAATGGACATTCTGGGCCGAGAGCTGCCTAATGTGAACTCCGTCTCGCTGGTCGTATCTTGGTTTGGCGACGATCTGCGCGTCGGACATTGCCAGATCCAACCAAAGGTTGAGGATAAGAGCCGCGACGGCGATGAGATGAATTGGCGTGCCGGCGGTATTGATCGCAGTCTCGCGATCGAGGTCGCGAAAAAAGATCAGCGCCCGGTATATGGCGGCACGCCTGCTGATGCGTCTGTATTAGAGGCGTTGCGTGCGATAGCTGGCTCGGGCCGCAAGGCAGTATTTTATCCCTTCATTCTGATGGAGCAGCTCGCCGGGAATGCGCGCCCTGATCCGTGGTCTTCAAATTCTGATCAGCCTGTGATGCCCTGGCGTGGCCGCATTACCGCGGAAGTTGCGCCGGGTCGGGATGGAAGCCCGGATGGAACGGCCGAGAATGTCGAGGCTATCGGCAAGTTTTTCGGCACGGGTTCACCCGCTGACTTCTCCATCAAGGGTGAGCATGTCGTATATTCCGGCCCAGACGAATGGAGCTACCGTCGCTTTATCCTGCATTACGCGCATCTTTGCGCGGTTGCAGGTGGACTTGATGCGTTCCTGATAGGTTCCGAGATGGTCGGTCTGACGCAGCTGCGCGGACCCGACAACAGCTTTCCCGCAGTCGAGGCGCTTTGCGCGCTTGCTGCCGAGGTGCGCGGGATTCTCGGCCCGACGGTGAAGATAAGCTATGCCGCTGACTGGTCAGAGTATTTCGGCTATCACCCAGGCGGCGGCGACGCGTTCTTTCATCTCGATGCTCTTTGGGCCGATCCGAATATCGACTTTATCGGTATCGACAACTACATGCCTCTGTCCGACTGGCGCGATGGCGAGGATCACCGCGACGCGCGCTGGCGCAGGATCGATGCGGTCGGCTATCTGGAATCTCAGGTCGCTGGTGGCGAGGGATACGATTGGTATTACGCGGACCCTGCCCATCGCGATGCTCAGATACGCACCCCGATTACCGACGAGGGGTACAAAGAGCCGTGGATCTGGCGCTACAAAGACATCTACGGCTGGTGGGCCAACCGCCACCATGATCGCGTTGACGGCGTTCGGCAGGGCGCGTCGAGCCCATGGGTGCCGCGGTCGAAGCCAGTTTGGTTCACCGAGATGGGATGCGCGGCGCTCGATAAGGCGACGAACCAGCCAAACAAGTTTCTTGATGCATTCAGTTCGGAATCGCTGCTTCCGCACTATTCCTCGGGTCGACGAGACGACGTTGTGCAAGCGGCATATATTCGTGCGATGTCACGATACTGGGGAAATGCGAACAACAATCCAATCGGCTCTTACGGAGGCCGAATGGTTGACATGTCACGCGCACATGTCTGGTGCTGGGACGCGCGACCGTTTCCTGCCTTTCCAGGGCGAACAGATCTTTGGTCTGACGGTCCAGCGTGGGATCGCGGTCACTGGCTAAACGGTCGCGCGGGCGCCGTGCCGCTTGCGTCGGTTGTGGCCGATATATGCTCAGCCGCAGGCGTGGCGTCCTATGATGTCTCCGGGCTGTCGGGGGTTGTGCGCGGCTATGCAACGAGCGCCTCAGAAACGCCGCGTGCGAGTCTGCAACCACTCATGCTGGCTTATGGTTTTGACGCTGTCGAGCGCGACGGAATGCTGCGCTTCATCATGCGGGATGGCCATGTCACCGCCGCTGTCCGCGCCACGCAACTTGCCGAGCAGGAGGGCGGAGCGCAGGAAGCAGTCCGCATGGCCGAGGCTGAAATGGTCGGCCGAGTCCGATTGTCGCATGTCGCGATAGGGGACGCATATGCGACATCGACCGTGGAGGCGTCGCTTCCCGGCGACGATTCCCGGGCGGCATCGGACAGCGAAATTCCCGTGCTCCTGACTGTTTCAGAGGCGCGCGCGACCGCCGAGCGTTGGCTGGCGGAGGCGCAGCTAAGCCGCAACACCGTTCGCCTTCGTCTTCCGCCTTCGCTCAGTTCGCTTGGGCCTGGCGATGTGATCGCCCTGCAAAATGAGGCGGATGATCGCGCTACGCGCTGGCGGATCGAGCGCGTGGAAAGAGCTGGATCTGTCACAGTTGACGCGGTCATGACCGAGCCGGGCCTTTATCTACCGGCAGAATTTCTTGAGGGCGGGATCAGCGTTCCACGTTATCAGCCGCCTATGCCGGTCCTTCCGGTCATTATGGATCTGCCGCTCATGCGCGGAAACGAGATCCCTCATGCGCCGCATCTTGCGGTGGCCGCAAGTCCGTGGCCGGGCTCTGTCGCGGCTTACGGTTCGATGCAGGAGGATAGCGACTTCATGCTGGACGCGGTTCTGCCCCGCGGCGCGATGATCGGCGTCACTCAGTCTGTTCTGCGCAGGGCGCGGCCTGGTCTCATCGATCGTGGTGAAGGTCTCCGAGTGCGATTCCGAACTGGCGCGGTATCGGATGCCTCGATGCAGGCGCTGCTTCGTGGCGCGAACCGCATCGCGATCGGAGACGGCTCTCCTACGAACTGGGAAATTCTTCAGTTTCGACGCGCCGAGCCGCTGGCCCCTCGTTACTGGGCGCTCCATGAGCGACTTCGCGGTCAGTGCGGTACCGACGGGCAGGTTCCGGACGAATGGCCGATCGGATCGATCGTGGTGGTGCTGGACAGCGCATTGCAGCAATTGTCTGTCGATCCCGTGGCGCTGGGGCAAAAGCTGTACTGGCGCATCGGCCCTGCCATGCGGAGTGTCGACGATGCGAGCTACCGCTTACGTTCGACGATGACTCGCGGCATCGGGCTTCGGCCACTCTCGCCGTGTCACTTGCAGCTAAGCAGAGGCAGGCTGAGCTGGATACGCCAGACCCGGCTTTCTGGCGACCGATGGGACCTGAGAGAGGTTCCGCTTGGCGAACGTCACGAACGCTATCTTCTGCGTATCGCACTCGGTCTGTCGATCTTCGAGTTCGAGACTGGACAGACCTATTTCGACCTGCCGGATGATCTGGCTTCGCAAGCGGGGCAGGGCAGACTTTCGGTATCTGTCGCACAGATATCGGACGAGTACGGTCCAGGAAACTTTGTCATGAGGAGTTTTTG